CTCGATGATGGAGAAGGCATCGCCTTCGAAAATGTCCATGGTGGCCACAGCGTGCCTCCTTCTGGTCTACATGTGATGGGGTAACTGCGCCGTGGCTCAGCGCAGGAGGATGCCGAGCGCGGCCAGCGCGGCGGTCGCGGTCGTGATCTGCGCCTCGGTGATGCCCTCGGGCAGGATGATCTCATGGCGGTTGGCGATGGCTGGACCGCGCACCAGCACCACGGCGGGGGCGTCGGTATCTGTGGCGTCGACAGGACCCCAGAGGATGCCGGCGGCATTCTGGCTGCCGTTGGAGGCACCGGGGGTCAGCACGGTGAACTTGCCGCCCGAGGTGATCTTGCCCAGCACCGTGCCGGGGCCGAGCTTGCCCGCCCCGGAGGCGAGGGTGACGGTGTCGCGGGTGAAGTCGCGCAGGACTTCCCATGTGAGGAAGCCGCCCGGGTGCGGGCCTTCGGTGAATGTGGTCATGAACTCAGCCTTTCAGCTTGAAGGTGCGGGCGATGACATCGCCCCAGGGGCGCGTCGTGGGGTTCGGCCCGGGTTGCGGGTGATGCGGCGTGATCTGCGGCGCGGCCTCAGCCTTGGCGGCCAGAAGCTTCGCGCGCACCTGATCAAGGCTGGCCTCTTCTTCCAGAAACCGGCCCGCCATCTGCGGCTGTCCCGCGAGGCGGCAGAGATCGACCACGGCCCGCGCATGGGCGATGGCCTCGGCCCGGATGGAACTGGCATCCGGTGCAGTGTTGGCGGCTGCAACAGTGCTGTCGGGATCGTCCGTCCCCGGTGGCGGCGCGGGATCGGGGCCCGGTGCACCGTCGTTGGCGGCGTGCGGGTGCGGCACAGGGTCGGTTGCGGGGTCAACATCGTTGTCGTCGTCAACGATGTCGGTCCCTGTCGCCACGTCTTCCGCGTCCACAGCCTCGACCGTTTCGACAAGTTCCCGTGGCGCATTGCGGAAGCGTGCAATGTCGAAGCTGGCCGCGATGCGCACGGGCTCCGCCTTGCGGGTGGCCAGACCCGCCTCCAGCGCCTCGGCGGCATCGAACCAGGTCTCGGCCGCCATGAATGCCGCGATATCGTCTTCCGGCTTACCGGATCTGGCCGCGTAGCCGCGCATCATGCTGCCGGCGATCTTGTCCAGTGTCCCGGCCATGTCGCGCATGTCGGCCGCGGTGCCCATCACCAGTCCCGAAGGATCGTGGATCATCAGGAAGGCGTTTTCCGGCATGACGATCTCGTCGCCCGCCATGGCGATGTAGCTCGCCGCCGAGGCGGCGATGCCGTCGATCCAGACCGTGACCGTGCCGGCATGGCGGCTCAGCGCGTTGTGGATCGCGACGGCATCGAAGACCGAGCCGCCGGGGCTGTTGAGCCGCAAGTCGATGGCCGCGCCCTCGGGCAGCGCGCCCAGCTCGGCCAGAAAGCCCCGGGCCGAGATGCCATAGGCGCCGATCTCGTCATAGATCAGCACCTCCGCGCCGCTGTCGCGGGCGCGGATCGTGTACCAACTGTTCATGGGGTTACTCCTGTGTATTGGCGCTGTCGCTGCCAGTGCCCGGGTCCTTGCCATCGCCTGCGCCGTCACCCGGATCAGGCCGGGCCGCAGGCGTGGCCCGCGCGCCCTGCGTCTCGCCGGGGCTGGTGCGGTAGCGCAGCCCGAGCGCCTCGGCGCGTTTGGCATCCACCGCGTTCTCGCGGTCCACTTCCTCGACGTCGTAGCCGGTGGCCTCGACCACCTTGCGCCGCGAGGTGATGCCAGCTTCCATCGCCAGCACCTGCGCCTGAATGTCTTTCAGCGGATCCACCCAGTCCCAGCGAGGCGGGATCCATTGCACCATCCGCGCGGCCGCCGGGTCGGACAGGTCGAGCCGACCCGCCAGCTGCGCCGTCTCCAGCCAGCGCGCCCATATCGGGCGGCAGAGCTGATGCGCGATCACCCCGTGCTGGAGCTGCTGCACGCGGCGGCGGAACTCCACCAGTTCGGCCCGAAGGCTCGAATAGTTGGCCTGCCGGACATCGCCGGTGACGAGGTGATACGGCAGCCCCAGCGAGGCTGAGACCGCGAGCAGCGTGCGATACTGGAACGCCTCGTAACCGCCGCCAACATCGGCGGGGCTGGAGAACTTCACGTCTTCACCGGGCAGCAGCACCTGCAGAGTGCCGGGCTCAAGGCTGGCCATGGCCGCGCCGTCGGGGTCCGCCTCGGCTTCGCCCATCATCGGCTCTTCCGGCGCGGTCTTGGTTATGAAGCCCGCGAACATCGCCGCGGTCTTCTTGCGGTCGAGCTCCGCGTCATCGTACTGATCGAGCAGGAACAGCCGCACCATGGCCGGCGCGATATGCGGCAGGCCCCGGATCTGGCCCGCATCGATGGGGCGGTAGATGTGCAGCACGTCCTCCGCCCGCACGCGCACGGTTTCCGGCACCGCCACGCGCTGATCGGTGCTGTCGCCCGGATGGTTGCGGCGGAAGTGATAGGCCACGCGCCGGCCGATGGCGTCGAACTCGATCCCGCAGCGGATGCGGTTGCCATTGGCCGCCGTCCCGGTCTTCTCGAAGGGCAGCATTTCCGATTGCAGTAGCTGCATCTGCAGCGGCACCAGCAGCCCGTCCTCGGCCCGGCGCGGGCGCAGCCGCACGAAACACTCGCCCGCAACGAACATCTCGCGCGCGACCATCGCCTGCAGGCCGTAGAAATCGGTCAGCCCGTCGGCATCCGCCTCGTCGGTCCAGGCCAGCCAGAGCCGCTGGACCCGGTCGCGCAGGCCTGAATCCTCGATCAGCGACGAGGGCTTGATGCCGTCGCCCACCATGTTGGATGCAAAGGCCTCGCAGGCATTCGCCGCATAACCATTTGTGACCACCAGTTCCCGCGCGCGGGCCAGCAATCGCGGACCGCCGGAGGCGACCAGCGAGTTGATATTCTCCAGCGGCGGGTTCCAGCCGCGCAGCCGACGCCGGGACATGGCGCCTTCGAGACGGGCGCGCACGCCGTCGGGGCCGCCCCGGGCGGGACGGCGAAACCGATCGAACAACCCCATGGATCACAGCCCCTTCAAAGTCGTCACGCGCACATGGCGTACGATCCGCCGCCCCTCGGCCGCGGCGATCTCGCGATCCAGCGCCTCGATGGCCCGGTCGATCTCCGCGACGCTGCGATAGTCCACGGTCTTGCCGTCATAGCTGACGCGCGCCACGCCCGAGGATCGTTGTGCCGAGAGGGCGTCACGGCGGGCGCGGAGGTCGGTGATTGTCGCCATTTGGATTGACCTCACCAGAAGAAATGTTTCAGTCGGGCCATCAACCAACGATCAGGAGCGACTCGATGACCCCTTCCGAGATTTCGCGCGAGCTCGCGCGCGACGACATGTTCCCCAAGGCGGCCATGGCCGCAGCCCGTGAAGATCGGGAAACGATGGTCCCGATCTTCGTCGATCTGATCACCCGCCTTGCTGATCAGAACCGATCCCCGATGAACGATGACGATGTCACGGCACTCGTCCCGGTGTTCCACATGCTTGGCGAATTTCGCGAGCCGCGTGCCTATCGCCCGGTGCTGCAATTGCTGCGTCAGCCGGAGGGTACTCTAAGTTACCTCCTCGGCGACACGGTCACCGAGACGAGCTTTCTCGTCGTGGCAGGGACATTCGATGGTGATCTGCAGCCCCTGTTCGAGGCCATCGAGGACCCCGAGGCCTACGATTTCGCCCGCTGCGCGCTGATGCATGCTCTTGTGAAAATCTCGCAACTCCATCCGGATCACCGCGCAACGATCGAAAGCTACTTCCGGACCTTCCGCAGCCGCCGGCCCGATGTACCCGCCGAAGAGGTGCTGATCGGCTGGATGGACGCCATTGCCAATCTCGGGCTCGAGGACATGACCGAGGAGGTGCGCACGGCGTTCGAAATCGGGCTGATCCCGTCAGATTACTGCGATTTCGACTACTTCCTCGAGGACCTTCTAAATACGCGGGATGCGGGCGGTGCGCCAGCAAATCGCCGCTACCAGAAATCCTTGATCACCGATGCCATCGACGAATTGTCGGCATGGCATGGCTATTCGGACGCGTTCTTCGCCGAACTGAAAAAGTACAGGGCCAGAAACGTCCTTCGCACACCTCTCACGACCGAGACATTCACGCATGAGACGCCTCCCGTCGGACGCAACGACCCCTGTCCTTGCGGCAGCGGCAGGAAGTTCAAGAAATGCTGCCTGCACTGATCCAACGGATCACGCCATGTAACTCGACCGCATCGTTCGTCGTCGTGGCGCCGTCCGACCCTGAGCGCGCGGAACAACGCTTGCCTCGGCGTCGGTCTCGTCCGTCTTCGCCACCCCAAGCTGGTCTTCCAGATCCGCCCATCGAACCTCGGGCCAGCGGTCGGCACCGGCGATCCACGCGGCAGCGCGGGCGTACACCCGGCAGTCCAGCGCCTCGTTGCGCTCGCGCAGTTTCTGCCATTCCAGCTTCGAGAACCCGCGCCGGCTTTTGACGGTGATCAGCTGCTCGGCCGTCAGTTGCTTCAGCCATTCACTGTCCGCCCAGCCGGGCAGATGCACGGTCCCCGCCGGGAAGGATGCTCCGGCCTCGATCTCTTCGATTGTCGGTCGGTCCTGCCGCAGGAAACGGTAGGTCTCGGCCTTGAAGGTCGAGGTGGCCACGCTCCACAGCCGCGCGCCCCGGCGCAGGCGTTTCCCACCCACCGTTGCGTCCACATAGGTCGGCCCGGTCACCGGGCTTGCCCGGTTGAAGCCTTCCAGTCCCTTGACCGGCGCGACCTGCGCAAAGCCAACCTGCCGCGCCCAAGCGTAAACCGCGCTGGTCTCGAACCCGGAATCGATCGCGAACCGCGCGATGGTCAGGTGCTGTCCGCTCTCATGGGCCCATGTCCGGCCGAGCAGATCCGTCAGTGTCTGCCAGCAATCCGGATCACCCGGGCCGCCCTCGATCACGATATGATCGACCAGCCAGCTTTCCAGCCCGCGGCCCCAGGCCCAGACATCGATCTCGATCCGGTCCTTCTGCACATCCGCGCCCGCGGTGAGGAACAACCCGCCTTCCGGGACTGTACCCGGCGCCCATGCCTCGCGCCGCTCTGCCAGCCGCTGCCAGTCCGGTGCTTCGCCGGTCTCCATCCATGTCTCGCCAAGCACGGTGTTCCGGAACGCCCGCATCGCCTCGTCGCTGCCCCGGGCGGCCTCATGCGCCCGCGCGATCCGCGGCCAGCTCAGCCAGCCGATCGGCGAATAGAGCGCCGAGAGGTGATAGCCGACGGTGCCAGGATCTTCGGGTTCGGCGGTCGCGTGCCATTCGCCTCTCTCCAGCATCGCCGTCTTGTGGTGCTCGGCAATGGCCGCGTCGCAGCCCTCGCAGTGATACTCGGCCGTATCCGGCTGGCCCTTGTCCCAGCGCAGGCGTTCGAACTTCAGCCATTGCACATGGCCGCAATGCGGGCACGGCACATGATACCGGCGCTGATCGCTGGCCTCGAACTCCCGCTCGATGCGGCTCAGCCCCCGGATCGTCGGGGTCGAGACCAGAAACACCTTGCGCCGATGCGCGAAGGTCAGCGAGCGCGCTTCGGCGAGGCTGACCGGATCGCCTTCCTCGTCGGCCGAGGCGGGATAGGCATCGACCTCGTCGAGAAAGATGTAGCGCGCCGGCGTCGAGCGCAGCCCGACCGCCGAATTGGCCCCGGTCATGATCAGGATGCCGCCGGCGAATTCCTTGGACAGCATCGTGTTGCCCGCATCGCGCGAGCGGGCGGGCTTGACCCTTTCGCGCAGTTCCGGGCTTTCCTCGATCAGCGGATCGATCCGCTGGCGCGAGTTGCGCTTGGCCAGCTCCACCGTCGGCTGGACCGCCAGCATCGGCCCCGGCGCGTGGTGCATCACGAAGCCGATGAAGCAGTTGCCCGCCTCCGTCGCGCCCACCTGCGCGGCCTTCATGAACACCACCCGCTGGTGTGGGCTGCTTGGTGACAGCGCATCCATGATTTCGCGCATATAGGGCGTGCGCGCCGTGCGGTAGCGCCCGGGCTCCGCCGAGGCGCGCGACGACAGCCAGCGATGCCGGTCCGCCCATTCCGACACGGTCAGATCCGGATCCGGTCGGATGCCCCGCGACCAGGCGCGGATCAGGTCCGTGGCACCGTCGAAAGCGGCAACATCGTCATGCAAGCTTGGGCCGGATGTCGGCGAGGCTGTCGAGTTGCGCGCGGACATGGGTTTCCAGAACCTTCTGCATCACCGCCGCCTCGACCTCGCTCCCGTCCCCGAGCGCCGCGGTGAGCTCCGACGCCATCAGCGCCGCGACCCGCGCGGGCCAGGTCACCCAGGCATCGCGCTCGTCCCGCGCCAGCCGGAACATCAGCGTTTCCGCCCGCGCCCGGTCGACCAGCTCGCCTTTCAGCTTTTGCAGCCGCAGCCTTCGCTCCTGCGCTTTCATCACCTCGTTGGCGGTCTTGGCCTGCAGGAAGGTGGTGCCGCCGCCACCGCCCGGGCTGGGCAGCCCTTCTTCGCGCAGCGTTTCACCCACAGACGCGACAGCCGCCTCGGGCACCGGCTTCATCTTCTGATCCCTCGACTGCGGAGCCTTTCTGGTCTTGGACGGGTCGGTCGTCTCGGCGCGTCGTTTGTCCGACGCTTCGGCATCGATGCTGCCGTCGTCGTGCAGCACCAGCCGTCCGGCCTCCTTGGCCTTCTGCACCGCCCCGCGCGACAGCCCGACACGGGCCGCGTATCCGCGCTCGCTCATGCCCTGCATCCCGCGCTCCGATTGTCATTTCAAATCATGTGCTTATTGAGTTGATAAGCCTCCGCACCGGAGCGAACGTCGATCCACAAGGACGATGCAACTCACCCGAAGGAGCCACCACCGTGACCAGCCTCAACCCGCAAACCACACCCCGCCACGAACTGCGCGCCGAGAAGGCGCGGCGCAACAAGGAGGCCGCACTCGCCGCCTTCGTCGCGAAGAAGGCCGAGATCGACGAGATGCTCGCGCGCATGCAGGCGCCCAGCGACGATCATTTCGAGACTCACCCCGACGAGATCAACTGGGGCGACGTCGGCACGCTCGAGCATTACGCCAGCCTGCTCAAGCGCATCACAGACAGCGCCTTCGGCGAGGGCGAATACGCCAAGTAACCTCTTCCGGCCCTGATCCCGGACAGCCCGCCATCACGGCGGGCTTCACCCGGTAGAAGCCCCTGCATGTCGCACGGGCCAAAAC